CAAAATGTACGGCGGAGATTGGGACGAAATAGAAGAAGCGCGTTCTATCGCTAGTATCGCAATCCTAGCCGCGAACAAGTAAGTAACTAAAGTATTACAATTCCCCGCCGTTATTACCGGCTCTAACCTGAGAGATTCAAAATGTACAAACTTGCTGCTGCCGTAACCCTTGCCCTCTCCCTCGCAGCCTGCGGAGGCGGAGGTAGCGATTCCACCCCGGCCCCGACTGTCAAGCACCCTACCCTGTCCTTCTACGGTAATCCGCTGGGCGCTACCGTGAAATCCACCGCGAAGGCCGCAGCTTCGGACGCTGCCAGCGCAGCCGCCCCGGCCTCCGCCTCAGACGCAGCAGCCGAGACGGTCCAGAGCCTTACGGACGCCCTCGCAGCCCAAGGCGTTACGGCGAACGTAACCGCCCAGGTTATGGACGGAACCACGCTGCACGCTATTGTTATGGGCGAGAACAACGGCCTCCCGCCGACTCCGGACCAGTTCAAGACGGACCCGAGCGAGTGGCTTATCGTTAATTTCACGCTGGACGATATGGTTTCGACTATCGATGTACCGAGCCAAGCAGCGTCCCTCGCGCAATTCCAGCAGGACCTTACGGTATTCATCCAGCGGGGCCACGTCTCGGGAAAGAATACGTTTATCGTTATGCCTATCCAGAGTTGCGACGCTTCGCCCGTGGGCTTCTCCGCTACCGAGGGCCTGCGGAACGCGATTACCCAAGCTGCCATTGCAGGCTTCGCCTTCCAGACGGGCCTTGGCGCCGGTCCGATTGTCGTAGGGCCGGACGGTAAGAACGTGGACACCCTCACGGCGGGCCACATGGGCGAGGACTGCCGCACCCCGGACGCGTACCTGCTTAACCTGCGGACGCAGGCAGTAGCCGCCGACATCGCTAACCGCCTGAAGCTCACGGCAGAAGGCAAGTAATACAGCCGGACGGAGGGGCTTACGGGCCTCTCCGCGACTAGCTACCCGCCTAGCTAGTTTGCTAGTTTGTTTTCCGTATCCCTCGTAATAGAGCGGTCCGTCTTTACTACCCTTGTACTACCCCGCCGTATAGGCTACGCTACTGCAACAATTCACCACTCCTAGGACCAAAACATGAGTGTTACTTGTGTAGTCGCACAGAAAGGTGGCACGGGGAAAAGCACGTTTTGTCAGAACCTAGCCGCAATTCGGGCCGCATTGAATTACAAGTGTGTGCTTCTGGACCTAGACGGGCAGGAGACTAGCCAAGCGTGGGTAGAGGAGCGTAGCGGGCTAGCGGACGTGCAGCGTATCGAGGGCCGTACGCTTAAACATTTGTTGGAAGGCGACCTTGTAGACGAGTTCGGAGCCTTGCTGGCAGAAGCGATAGACGGCTACACGGACGTTTTCATAGACGTAGGGGGCAAGGACACGAGGCTAGCCCGTGCTGCTCTCGCTGCCGGGGACGCTATCGTAGTGCCCCTCAAGCCCTCGCCTGCGGACCTGAAGACGGTTCCTGCTCTGTACGCAGCGCTGGGGAGCCTCACGGAGACGCTAGGCCGCAGCATTAACGCTCAAGTGGTGCTCAATGAGGCGGACCCGCGCAAACGTCTGACGAAAGTAATGATTGAGGAGATGAAACAATTCTCCGACCTGCTACCGAGGTGCAGCACGCTAGTAGGCTCCCGCGAATCCTTCAAGCTGGCTATGGCGCAGGGGCGGGGAGTGTGTGAGATGGCGGGCGAGGACTTCGACGCCAAAGCAGCCCACGAGATTAAGTCCGTCTACTTGGAGGTCTACGGAAAATGACGAAGCCACAGCCCACAATGTCCGCTGCCCGCCCGAACCGGAGCACGGTATTGGAAGACTTACAGAAGGCTTCCACGGTGATTAATGCTGTCCCGGACCCGGACCAGACCGCCGTACAGCCCCTCAGTGCCCCTCCCGCACCCTCGGAGGTATCAGCGCACCTCCCGGACCCTGCGAAGCCCGCCTATCCCGCGTGGGCCGCTACGCGGGAGGAGAGGCCGGACCCCGGCGTACCCCTTAACGTGAGAATCCCTACAGACCTATCCGAGGAACTGCGGGAGTTCTGCCTCCTTACTCGCCTGAAGCAGAAGGACGTAGTAGCCGTGGCCCTGCGGAAGCAGCTAGCCGCCCTGAAGGGGGAGCGGGCCGCGAAGCACGGGAGGGGCGGGTAATGGAAGAAGAGGAGGTACAGGGCGAACTCTGGCCGGATAACGTGCAGGCGGAGACGCTTTTCTTTCACGTCCTACGGGCGATGGTCCAGCGGGACAGAATCGCGGAGATGGGCGCTACGGCCTTCTGCGTCTACGTGGTGCTAAAGAGCTACGCCTCTCTGGAGGCTGGCTACAGTAACCCCGGACGGGACTTGATAGCGCGCCACATAGGGGCGTCCGAGCCGACAGTAGACCGCGCTATTAACCGCCTCGTGGAGCTAGGTCTCGTGAAAAAGCAAAAGAGCACGGGCAAGGACAGCCGGGGTAACGAGTACGAACTCGTAGAGGCTATCCCGCTCGTAGACAAGGCCTCCCGGCAGGTAGTAGGGCAGGGCGAGGCGAAGTACATCCCGCTCCAATTCGAAGCCCTGCGTAAGCAGCTTGAGGGGCTGGCCTCGTCCGGGAAGCTAGGAAAGGGCCTAGAGGTAAAGATTACCCTCAATGCGAACTTTATAACGCAGGCCCCGAATAGCGTAGTCAATAACACCTACTACAACGGGACGATAGAAGTTATCCCCAAGGACAGCACCACATCAGACGAATAGGCCGGAGACTTTAAAAGCTTTTAGATATATAGAGTCTTTATAGGTCCTCATGGGTGAGGACTATCTACCCCGAAAATGCCCATTTAGTCCTCACCTGTGATTGTAGTTTTTCCGCAACACTCCTCATGGGTGAGGACTATCTTACTTATCCACAGGGCAGTTATCCACAGACGGAGCTAGCGCAATGCTAGCCGCTTCCGGCCCACGGCTACGAGGTGATCCACCAAGTACGCCAGAGGCTCCGCAGTATTCGATAGCGGGTCAATCCCGCACGTCTGGAGCAGGGCGGAGGCCGCGTGTACGCACTCGTGTACAAGCGTCATTAACTTCCCGTCGAAAACCCCAATCACTCCGTCTACCTTCTTACCAGCATCGAAGCCGCCCGCCGTTCCCCGGAAGTCCACGCCCGAGTGTCGGAGCGCGTGGAACTCCTTCACCGTGTCCGTATAAACAATCTTCAGACCATACGGCTGCACCGTGTACGTAGACCTCACGGCGTAGCTACCCCGGCCTTCCACGCGCGGAGCGCTGCCTTGTCCGCCGTGCAGGCGTCTAGCTGGCCGCGTTCGTTGATTAGCCATTGGGCGAGGTCCGCTACGGTCCTGCCAGCAGGGCGGGGGGCGTGCGTGCAGTCCTTCAGGAATTCATCCGGGGGCACGAGGGCCTTAACCTGGACCACAGGGGCCGGGGCCGCACAGCCGGACATACAAGCGCAGGCCGCGAGCAGGACGAGGATTACGAGATTATTACGGAGCATCTTCGCCCCCGTCGATAGCGTCCCACACGTCCGCAGCCACGATAGCCGCAGCCGCCGAAGGGTTAGCCGAGACCGCAGAGGCCAGCCGGGTAGTAGCGGCAGCGTGGGTCTTCTGCGCCGCCTGGAGGGCCGTAGCCTGGGCCGCGAAGGCAGCACGGGTAGCCGAGGCCTCAGACGCAGCGGTAGCAGCATTCGCCTCCGCCTGGGAGGCAGCGAGGGAGAGGGCCGCAATTTGGCCGGCCTGTACCTTGTTATGCTCCACGCCTGCGTACAGAGCGAGAGCTACGCCCGCAGCCATTAGGAGTCCTACCGTTGCAAGCAGGACCTTTTCCACGAGAGGAGAGAACATTAATCGTCCTTTGTCGGGGTAGGCTGGTCCCCGAGCTTCTGCCAGAGGGACCAATCCTTATTTAGAATGCCTCGCTTCAGGGCTACCGATGTCCTCCACATCCGGGGCAGTGCGCCGAATAGATAGAACAAGGTGAGTACGAGAGTGGCGAGAGAGACGTAGGAACTAAGGGGCAGGGAGGACAGGCTATAAGCCGCCCCTGCCACACTGGTTACGACTTGCGTACCAGAGGCGGACTCCGCCGCGCGTGTGAAAAGGCCCATTTATGTGCATAGAGGACAGGCCGGGGCCTATCTGATTTAAGGTTATGAGATCAAAGGTTAGAAACGTCTATCCCCATGAAACGCCAGCTAAGGGCCTCGCGGAAGCCTACGTAGTTATTGTAATTACGGTTATCCCCGAAGGAGTCCATATTTACATTAACTGTGCCCCCGCTCGTATTGAACGTGGACATATAGACCCCCGCGTTACTGGACCCGCCTGCCGTCCCGCCGACAACGTAGGCAGGCTGCACGCAGGCGATAGCGACACGGTTAAGCACGGACATCCCGTAGCTACCTTGAGACTGCGCCCAAGTCCCGCTATCTGAGGCGTAGCCCGTAGCGCCGTACGCGTACTTCGGATTGCCTTGCACGAAGCCCACAGGTTTAGCGAAGGGCGAGAGGGCGTCCGCTACCAGAGTCCCCGAGGAGTTAAACACCTGGAGGCCGTAGTGACTCGCGGATGTGGCCCAGTCGTTCCTATCGAACACGTACAGGGACACGGAGGCCCCGGACGTACCCGCTACGAGAACCGTATAAGTGTTCCCGCTTTTGCTCCACGTCATAGGTACCATGTACCCGCCCGAGCACTCGAAAGCGACAAGCGGGGACACGGCGGAGAAAGAGAAAGTAGTGCTGTAGCCGGACGAGTTATACCGGGACCCGTTAGAGATTGTGTACACGGGGATAGCCGAGGCCTGCATGGTCTGCGTTATTTTCGTACGCAATTGCAGGTTAGGTAGCCCCGTGTCACTGTCTATCTGGATAACGTTTGATCCGTCCGCCGCGAAGCATTGAAAGCCCGCAGTCATTAGCGCACCCCATAGAAAAGCCAGCCTTGCATACGCTGGTTATTACCGCTGAATCCCGCCGTATAGGACCAGGAGAGCGTGTTACCCGAGAGGGTAAAATTCGGGCGGCTTACGTCCCCGTTGATATAGCCCCATAGCCGGTCCTGCTGGAAGGCGTAGAACCCTTCCCCCTGCGAGAATGCAGAGCTAGAGACGGCCCCGGTAGCGCTACTACCGTCTAGGTACACTTGGTCTATGATCCGCCCGAGGCGGCTGGTGAAGTCCACCATGAGCACCCCGGAAGCGTTCCATATTTGTAATCCCGCTGCCATTACCAGATACCTACCCGTACGCGCAGCGTGCCTGCACCGTCATATACGCTCATAGTGCTAGAGTTAATGTCCAAGTGTCCGCTCCCTCCGTTTGCACCGTTAAATGAAATACCGCCGTTCTTATCCAGAATCCAGAGAGGGCTACCGTTCGCGCCTATCGCGTTAGACTGGATTACGCCCCCAATCTTCGCGTTAGTAATCGACGCGTCCGCGATGAAAGCCGAAGACATAAACACCTGTCCGCCCTGAATCACGAACGGGGACGAGACGGCAGAGCCGTTCGGGTCCAGCACGGCAAACCGCGAGGCAGATACAAGCACCTGAGATTCCACTGTGCCGCTGGTGTTATCCACGCCCACACCGATACCCGCGATGTACGTACGCCCGTTGCTCGTTATTTGAGTTTTGATTGTGTACGAGGCCGCGACACGTCCGTTAATGTCCGCGTACGCGTTGGCGTTCGTCTGGATAGCAGCGCTGTTATTGTTGACTGTGGCCGTTAGCGTAGTGATAGCCTGCGCGTTAGCCGAGTCCCCGTCGCTGCGTGCTGTCTGCTCCGTCTGGATTGCCGCTGTGTTACTGGCTACGCTGGCCTGCAGTGTGGTTATCTGGCTGGCCGTGGCTGCGTCCGCGTCTACCCGAGCCTGGGTCTCCGTATTGATAGCCGCCGTCATATTGCTAGACGTAGTGGTTATCTGCGCCGCTACTGTGTCCGTCTTGGTCGCTAAGGCGAGGTCTGCCTCCGCCCGTGCTGTCCCTTCCGAGTACACGCCCGCCCAAGCAGTAACCGCCCCCGCGTACGTGCCGGGGTCTCCCGCTACCGGAGCTACAAAGTACGCAGCTTCCACCTTAGACACCCGAGACGACAAGGAAGCGTCCGCAGCTATGCGGGCCGTGGTCTCGTCTGTAACGCTGGCAGAGGTAGCCGTAACCGTGCCCTGAAGCGCTGCTACCGTGCTCTGCAAGCTCGGGATAGCCTGGATAGGCGAGAGCACGTCCTGTCCGAGCTGGGTCTGGGTAATCTGGCCCGCAAGGTAGGTAAGGATAACGTTAGCGTCCGCGCTGGACTGCCCGTGCACGCCTGCCGCTGTCGTAGCCGGATAGAACGCACCCACGTTACCCGTAGTGTCCACGAGCCGGACCCAGAAGTACAAGTCGTAGCCCGCAGCCAGCCCCAGCAGGTTCGCGGAGGTAGTGGGGTAGCTGTAGCGGCCCTGCTGCGTAGCGGAGGCGAAGTCCGGAGTATGGCTGTAATACACCTCCGTGTACGCCGTGTCTCCTGCGCCTGCCGGGAACGTCCACGAGACATTAACGGAGAAAATCTTATCCGTGCTGGCCGCGAGGCTGGCTACCACAGGAGGGGCGCCCGTCTTGCCCGCGAGGCCGGTAAGGGACGAGTACGCGTACGGAGAGCTAATGTCTAGCCCGTTCGTAGCGCGGACTCGGGCCGTGTAGTTCCCCGAGTAGATATTACTAACGTCCAGCGACAGCCCGCCCGTAGTGCCTGCCGTAACCCAGTCCCCGTTATCCTTCCGCCACTGGGCCGTATAGGAGACTGCGTGAGCCGCAGCCGCCCACGAGAGGGACATATTGGTTTTAGATATGCCCTGGTCCGTAACCACATACTGCGAGACGGTTACGCCTGTGGGCGGGGCCTGCACGGTAAGGGTGTTACCCGTAACCGGACGGAAGTCTATAGCGGCCCCGTTATCGATAGCCGCGTACTTCCCCGGCTCGTGCTGGGTAGCGGTAATCTCAAACGTAATCCCGTCCTTCTCTGCGACCGAGGCCACGCGGAAAAGCTGGGACTTAAGCGTAGAGCTTTCCAGCATCCACACGGAACCCGCTGCCGGGACCACGGAGAAGCCCTGCGAGACGGTAATAACCGCTCCCGAGACCGCGCTTACGGTCTTGGATTCCGCCTTCCCGGACGGGAGGATTACAGTAAGCGTATCGCCCGCTACCGTCCCGTCTAGCGCCTTATCGAGCGTTACCTGAGTGGTGAGGCTCGCGGACTTGATACGCCCGCCCGTGCGCTTTCCAGCGCGCGAGGGGTCCGCTACCGCGATAATCTGCCCCGGCTGGGCGAGGGTCCCATCGAGGCCCACGGAGAACGTAACCGTGTTCGTCTCGTAGCGCGAGGTAAGGAGTGTCCACTGTCCGACCCGCTGCGCTTGTGCGCGGCTCGTGCAGGCGAAGGCCGTAAGCTGGGCCTTATTGATACCGTACCGGGCTACGCCGTCCGCGTCCTCCACGTACTCTACTGCCTGCTGATAGCCGTTCTCCGGGTCATTCCACGTAACGACAGCGCAGGTATAGCGAGTCTTCAGGCTGGAGCCTACGTACTTAAACTGCCCGCCGATAACGTTAGCAGCCGTGTACACGTACGCCGTATCCAGAGGCATATCCGAGGTAGCCGTAACGCTGCCTGCGGACCAGTACGCCATACCACGGAAGACGCTAGCAATGTCTTGCAGGACCTTGTACGCGTCCTCCCGCGAAGCGATGTAGCAATTGCAGGAGAAGCGAGGCTCCGTCCCGCCTGCGCCGTCCGATACCAGCACATCGCAGTACTGGGCGATTTGGTACAGGGCGTAACGGTCTATCATGCTTGCGTCTACCCACTTGCCGAGGCCGTAGCGGGAATTAAGCACGAGGTCATAGAAGACCCACGCGGGGTTATCCGTCCAGCCCGTGGTAAAGCTACCGTCCCACGTCCCCGCATACGCGCGGGTAGTCGGATTGTAGTTACTGGGGTACTTGATAAGTAGCCCCTTCATATCGTACGAGCGTGTAGGGACGCTGGAGAACTCCGAGGCGTCTAGCTGCACGCCACAGAGAGCACTCATAGGGTAGCGGAGCTTTGCGTCGATAAGCTCTGTGTAGCTAACTACGTTCGTAGTGTCCTGGGTGTAGACATCCGAGGTATCCCCCGTAATGCGGATAACCTTAACCGTGTACTGGGACGCGGCCCCGGAGAGTTCGATACGGTGCGAGCGCTGGTAGACGGACGAGGCCTTGCCATTGAAGGACGTGTCTACTACCGTGGTGTACTGCCCGCCGTCCTTCGATAGCTGAATCTGGTACGCGACCTGATAGCCCGTTACGTCCCCGGTATTGGAGTTCGTCTTCGAGAGTGCGCTAACGCTGAGGGTAACGCGCAGGGCGGAGAGGGCGAGGTTAGTTACGGTATGGGTCCACGGGGCGGAAGCCTTAAGCTCCACGCCTACGCCTACCTCGTTTGCCGTGCTATCGAAGCCGCTAATCGGGTCCTGCGTTAGCGTGCCCGTCCGGAGGTCTACTTGCTTAACATTGAAGTTATTGGACCCGTCCGAGTTCTGGACTACGGTCCCGTTGAAATATACCGAGCGGGCCGGGGTTTCTGAATTAGCGGGGCCAAAAATCGGACCTTCGGATATGAGGTCCAGAATTTGAGCATACGCTGTACTACTAAGCGAATCATCGGCCTGTGTTGGCATATTTCCTACCCTATAGTTAAGCGTCCACGGACTGCGTACCCATGCTGATTACGGTACTACCCACGCGCATACGCCCGTAGAGAAGCGGGACCGGCCCGCCCTGAGACGTAACGTTGTCCGCCCCATTGAAGTAATACGAAGTCTTCGTAGCCCCGCTCGTCCCATTGGACGCGGCAGCATGGGCCGAGAGCATCTGTGAAATACCGCCGAACGCGAGGGACGCGCCCATAAGCATCATCTGGCCCGCGTACGGGTTCCCGAAGTAGGCCGAGACTGCGCCCGCAACAAAGAGCACGGCCCCCGCGATAGCCGCGAATAGACCGCCCTTACGCCCGCCGACTAGCGGAGCGATACGAATGTCGTTCTGCCCGCTGGGGTGCGCTAGCTGGGTCTCGTCTATGTTCCGCTTGCCAACGAAGACCGCGTAGCTAACGCCCCGGTCCTTGCTCGTCATAAGCTCCCGCTCGAAGCCGGGGACCATGCGAATTAGCGCGCGCAGGGCGTCCCGAGGGGAACCCACCACGAACCGATGTACCCGCCCGAACTGTGCCCCGAGCTTGCCGTAAAGGCGGATTGTTCTTACTGCCTCTGTCAAGGGGCCTCCTTATATCTGAGAATATGCGTAACCCGGTCCCGGTAGCGGGGCAGGCTCTCCCGCATGGAAAGCCGCTTGGGTAAGTGGTGGAGCAGGAGGTCCCCGCCCACGTACACGCCCGAGTGGTTCGGGGCATGGTTCCGGCTGGCTACTCGCATAAGGAGCATATCCCCGACCTCTAGAGGAGCATCGAGAGGGACAGGCACGAAGCCCGCCTCTGCGTAGTAGGCGGTGAAGGCGTTCCCGTCTCCGTCCGCCGTCTCTGCGCCTCTCGGGAAGTCCCGGAGGACAATCCCCCGTGTCTGCCAGTACCAGCGCCTCACGAGGCCGTAGCAATCGTCCGAGCCGTAGCGGTACTCGCAGCCTACAAGCGGGGCCTCAAGCTCCGAACTCATACCAGCCCCGCACGCCGTCCGGCCCGAGGGCCACAATTACCCACGGCAGGCCGGTAGCCGCCTGGGCGGAGAAGTCCGCACCGCTGGGGAACGCTGGCCCGTCCGGGTGCGAGTGGACTACCGCCTCAATCGTCCCCGAGTCCTCCGCTGCTGCCCAGTCTTCAGGCGAGATAGCGAAGGCCTCCGTAGGCGTGGCAGACACGTTAGCGCAGGGCCGGTAGCGACCGTCCACAATGAGGCCGCAGCACTCCTCCGGGTAACACTCGCGGGCGTGCCGCGCTACGGCTGCGTGTCTCGGACTCATTAGATAGTCCCCGAGATACCAGCAGACGGGAAGCCGCCGAAGGGCAGGGCGTTAGTAGCCCCGAAGCGACACTTGCAGCTAGACAGCCGCTTCCCGCAACGGTCCTGCGAAGGGTCCGAGACGGGGTTATTGTCCTTATCGAAGAACGTAACGCCCGTCCAGCCGCACTCCGTACCCTTGTAATCCCACTGGCAGAGCGTAGCGACTACCTGCCGCGAGGGAAGCTGCCGTCCCGAGAAGTCCAGCACGGACGAGAGCGTAAATTCCACCTGGAGGTTATCCTCCGAGGTCTTCTGCTCTACGTACCACTTCTCCGGAGGCATTTCCTGTGTGGGGTCTGCTCCCGGCCTGCCGTCGAGATACTGCGCTAGCGTGCGCCTGCGCGTTACCTTCGCGCCTACGAGGTCCCCGAGGAAGATACAGAGGGCAGAGATACTGCCGTCCACGTTCGCTACTGTGAGAGTCGGGGAGGGCTGGCTACTGTCCCCGGTCCGCTCGAAGCCCGCTGCTGTGATAGGCCACGGAGAGTACGAGTTACCCTGCCATACGATAGGGCCGGTCTGAAGGAGGGCGTGAAAACGCAGAACGTCTCCGCCCATCTCCGTACAGTCGAGTTCGTAAAGCTCAATGAGTGCTCCCGGCTCTAGCTGCTGGACGGCAGCAGTAATGCCCCCGACTACAGCGGGAGCGGGCGGGGTGGAGAAGCCCGTAGCGGAAGCCACGTTCTTACTTTGGACGCTTGCCCCGGTTCCGGATACGCCCACCTTCCCGGAGGCCGTGGAGACGTTCTTAGCCTGGGTGCTCGCTGCGCTGCCTTGGATAGCCGCGCTGCCGACAGTCCCGGTAGCGCTGGACGTGTTCTTAGCCTGGGTAGCCGCAGCAGCCCCAGAGACCGCTACAGCCCCCGAGGCGGAGGACGTGTCCTTTGAGTCGGTGGACGCTGCCGAGCCGGAGATAGCTACCGAGCCGGAGGCCGTGGCAGTGTTCTTCGCCTGCGTGGCTGCTGCTGCACCCGAGACCGTAACGCTAGCCGTAGCTGCGCCCGTGTTCGCGGCCTGCGTGCTCGCTGCCGTGCCGGTAATGCCGGTAGATGCGGGCGTGTAGGTAATCCGGATTTGTCCGTCCCCGCCCTTGCCGCTGTAGCTTCCGCCCCAGCCCGAGCCGCCCGAACCTGCGCCGGGGAGTCCCCCGTCTGCGCCGTTATTGCCGTTCGAAGTAGAGCCGGTAGCACCGCCCCCGCCACCGCCACCGCCCCCACCGCCGTTAGAGTTGGCTGCTCCTACGCCCCCGTTACCCGTGCCCGTGGCTGCGCCTGCCGTGCCCTTTGCACCGCCTAGGCTGTTATCGCCTGCGCCGCCCGCACCGCCCGCGCTGGTAGTGGACGCTGCGCCGACTGCGCCTAGGCCGTCCGGGCCGGGAGCACCTGCCCCGCCCCCTGCTCCGCCGTTCGCTGCGTTGCGCCCGGAGCCGCCCGCTGATCCAGCCCGCTTCGTAGTACCGTTGGCCCCGGTAGTGCTCGCCCCAGCCCCGCCCGCCGTGGAGCCGCTGGCCGTAGCCGGAGCACCCTTGGCGGAAACTGCGCCGGTAGCAGCGGAGGTTCCGTTAAACCAGGAGTCCCCGCCTGCGAAGCCCGCACCCGTGCCGTTAGAAGACGAGGGACCGCCTGCGCCTAGCCCAATCGGGATAGACGCGCCGGGAGTGTAGCCCGTAAGACTTGCGCTGCTGGAGTAGCCGCCCGAGCCGCCCCCGCCCGAGCCGTTCGGGGCGTCCGCGTTACCGCTTGCCCCGGCTCCCCAGACCTCCACGAGGTCCAGAGTTCCCGAGCAGTCGGCGGGGACCGTCCAAGTAGTCCCGGCTGTAACTAGTAAAACAGTTTGCGCCATAAGGCCTCCTAATTAACGCGTACGCAGGCTAACCCGCGCGGGATGCGCTATTAGTTGCCGTTTGCCAGGGTGAAGCCGGTAACGCTCACGGTCTGTCCCGTAGCGATGCTGGTATTGTTGATATTCAAGTCTGCACCCGAGATACCTACGGTTCCGTCCACATGCGCCACACCGCCCGAGGTAGTAAGGCGATACCACGTAGCGTTAGTACCGCCGCCTGCGCCTGCCGTACCCGTGCCGTTCGCAATGCTGTTAAGCGTGAGGACCCCGCCCGAAGACGAGGGGGCAAAAGTGGCGTTACACGCGTGGGACGAGAGGAGAACCTGTGCGCCTACTGCCGTATCCGGAGAGGCAGGCTGCGAGCCGCTATAGAGATTGAGCACGGCGTTCGCACCGAGCTTCGTAGTGATAGCATCCTGCTGCGCGTTCTTCAATGATGCGGAGTACTTAAGATTACTAGCCATAGAGGCTCCTAAATTAGTTCGGGCTTACGCAGCCTGTTTAGCTTCGAGGGCTTCAATACGCGCCAGAGCGGCCTGTAGGGCCTTGTCCGTGTCTAGCAGGCCTTGCAGCAGCGGACCTACCATGTTCTGATAGTTCACCCCGAGGAGTGGGGTTCCGTCCTCCGCGTTCATTCCGAGAGGCTGGACGAGTTCGGGGAACGGCTTTTGTACTTCCTGCGCGATAACGCCCGTGCTGCGCTTTCCGTCCATCGTGTAATACACGCCGCGCAATTGGCGCAGTTTAGGCATTACCGAATCGATGGTTTCAATATCGGACTTAAGCCGCTCGTCCGAGGTCTGCGTTACCACGCTAACGACCAAGGACACATACGCGGAGTTAGCATTGTTGACGAGAGAGAAGCCAAATGTATTTTGGTCGTAGACAATATGGCCCGCTGCGCCGGACGGGGCCTGCATCCCTAATAGCGCCTGTGTCCCGCCGCCGCCCGCCTTAATTACAGTCTGGAGCGTCGAGGAACCCGCGAGAGTGGTTACTCCTGTGAAGGTCTTGTTCCCGCCGATGGTCGCGTTATTGAGAGTGTCTACAAAGTACCCAATATACGTACTGTCCACCGTGTAGGAGATGCCAGAGCCGCCCGTCCAAGCGACCGTTAGGGAGTTGGAAGAGCATGAGACAGGCCGGGGCAGATTACCGTTGTCCCAAGGAACTTTGCCCGCGAACGTTGGCCGCGAACCGATCGTGACCCCTGCGCCGGTCCCATCGATCGTAACCGCCCCCGTGGACAGGGCCCAGAAGAACGGACGAAGGCTGTTATAGCTTCCGTACTGGTCCCCCGAGGCCGTCTGCATCAAGTAACCGAGGGTGCCGTCATTACGCATAAAAACGCCGTAGTTTCCGGTCACAGAGCGGTAGTTGTTAGCCGTAGTGCTCCGGAATTCTCCGCTTGAGGTAACGTTCCCCGTAACGTTAGCTGCCCCGCTTACTGTGAGGGTTCCACCTACGGTCTCGTTTCCGACTACCGTACAGTTACCATTAACGGTCTCGTTATCCGAGTTAGTGCGGCCCCGCATGAGAACGCCCCACGCGTGTACGCCGTCCGTGTCCACGAGCGCGGCCTCTCCGGGGTTAAGCTTGGAGAGGGCTACCGTGTCCCCGGACCCGGAGGTAATGGCGAGGGTTACTACAGTGGTTCCAAGGTTACGGAGGAGGGTAACTTGATCCGCCGCGCAGGTAGCAGCGGACGGGAGGTTAATAACGCCCGCCGTTACGAGGTTGATATTTACCCGCTTACCCATGTGCACGTTAGTGAGGGCCTGGGCCGTGGTAATCGTGCTGGCGTAACTGGTAAGCGCTGCCTGCGTCTGGAGGACCGCTACGTTAGCGTTATCCTTGGTGAAGGCCGTGCGTACGCTGTCGCCTTGGCTACCGTCCGAGGCCGCGCCGAAGGCTACGGTTTGCAATGCTGCCATTAAGAGAAGACCTCAGTAAAGGTTACGGTTAGCGTGTACGAGTCCGCGCCGTGCGGCTGGACCGTGTACGGCCCCGCCCGGAATAGGCTTTGTGTGCCAAGGGGCGGGGTCCAGTAGAAGGACACGTACCCCTGCGTAGCGTCGAGAAACGCCTTAATCGCTGCGATTTTTGCGGAGCTTCCGGAGAAGGTGAGGGGCCACGAGTCCACAGCGTTATTAATGCCGTTCGCTACGGACTGGCTATAACCGTCCCCGAATTGGGCCGTACGCACTGAGTACGTAGTAGTCCCGACTACATCAAGGGAAGGCTGGTACGGAAAAGTAGCTGGCATACAGCCTTACTCCTGTGTAGTTAGATTTGGCCGTGCCGCATTTTGTACGCGTACCCGCCTTGCCCGTTCATCTTCTGCGCGAGGCGCTTATCAATGAGGCTCTGGAAAAGCGGGGCGAGGGCGATAAGGTCCTCCTGCGAGAGGCCGTTAGAGCCGCCCGCCTGAAGGTTCATCTGTAGGTTAGTTACGGAACCGCCCGAGGTGTTAGCCGGGACAGCCCCCACAGCCCCGCCCGTGGCGAAGTGCGACATATGCCCGTTATTGATTGCTTCGAGGAGGCTACGGTACTTGCCAGCCTGCGAGGCCTTAACCACGTACTCCCCATTGGAGAGCATGGCCGGGATGCTATCGCTAGTACCCGTACCGGCCCCGGAGATGTGCCCGCCGTCCGCGTAATGTCCGACTTCCCCGCCTTCGCTGAAGAAGCCCATAGACGTACCGAGGCTCTTAAAAATCTGCACCTCTGCCGCGTGTAGGGCAATCTTTGCGAGGTCCGCGAGGATGCTGGAGGCGAGGGACGAGAAGTTAAGCTTACCCGTGGTAACGAACGTCTCCAGCGCGGAGTTCATATCCTTAAATGAGGTATCGAACGCCGTAGCCGCGAGTTCCGCGCTAGTCTGGGACTGGGCCGCGTAGCCCTTGAAGACCTGGGCGAACTGCTCGCTGTAGTTCTCTCGAATCTGCTGCTGCTGCTGGAGGTTCGCTTCCAGCATGGCTAGCTGGTCGTCGTATCCCTTCTGAGCAATCGCTCGCTTCTCCGTCCAGCCTTCGAAGTCCGTCTTCCCGGAGTTAAACTCCTCGTCCAGCGCGCGGGCCGCAATGAGAAAACTCTCGTGTAGCTTTTGGCGGGCGTCGTATGCGGCCTTGTCGCGGGGCAGCATGTTCCGCGTATCAAAGGCTTCCTGATACTGGGCCGCTGCTTTCTGCGTGGCTTCGTTCTGCTGCTTCGCGTACTTCGCCACATCGTCCGCGCGCTGCTTCGCGTGCTTTTCGAGGGAGGACGTTAAATCGTCGTCCACCTTCTTACGCTGCTCTACGAGCTTCAGATACTCCGCGTGGGCCGTCTCGTAAGCTGCTTGCTCCTTCTTGCCCTTCGCAACGTTCGCACGCTGCTCCGCGTTTTTAATCTCCGCGTCTAGGAGCTTGGCCTGTATATCGTGCAGGCCGTAGAAGTAGTCCTCCGCGTCGATAAGCCCCGCGTCCCGCTGCCCCTTGAGGACAGTCTCGGAGCGCTTGGCCTCAGCCTCCAGAAGGGTGTTCTGCCCCCGGAGGTCCGCCATACGGGCATTAATCCCGCCTTCGCCTGGGGCCTTGCCCTTGGTCTTCTTCGCGTACTCCGTCTCTATGGTCTGGACGTTCGCATAGTGTCGCTTGAGTGCTGCCTGATAATCCGCAGAGTTCTTATCAAGGTCCTTCGTAGCTTTCCCGAAGGCTTGGTTTTCCTGCTCAAGCTCTAGGGCCTTTTTGTCTCCGGGGCTGGCGTACTTCGTGGAGCCGAGGTAGCTATTAACGGCTACCTTCTGGTCCCCGCT